TGGCTGCCATAGCTGCATTACCAATAGCAACATTACTTGTTCCAGTTGTAAGTGCAGCAAAAACGCTATCACCAAAACCTGTGTTGTTAGAAGCACTTGATAAAGTACCTGTACCAGCATCTTGACTAATTAAATAACTGTTCACAAAGTTAGTAGTATCAGCAAGAATACTTATGCCGTTAAGGGTACCACTTAAATCAAGATTACCATTCATATCAATAGTGGTTGCATTTAGTTCTAGTTCGGTATCAGATACTAAATCTAAAACTCCGTCTGCTGATTGATGTATATAAGTTCCAGAATCACCAAATTGTAATTGTCTAGTGCTGTTTAATAAAATGCCTGTATCTGCAACATGAGTCAGAGTAGTGTCTGTATCAGCACCAAAACCCAAGACTGACGCATCAGACGCAAGTGTTAAATCATCTTGTACTTTTAAATCTACTACGCTAAGACTAGCAAAAGCATCAACTACGGCTGCTCCACTTCCTGCTCCGTCTAACATAACAACTTTAGTATCTCCTGTTGGGATAGTAATAGTAGCTCCTGAGCCTTGTTTAATAATTATTGATTGAGAGCCTGAAGTAGCGTTTTCAATTATATGAACCCTTTTCATTGTGTTAGGTCCAATAGTAATAGTACATGCTGAATCAAGAGTACCTGTATATTTAATATACATAGCTCTTGCTGCATCTGCTGCTCCGTCTGCTACAGTAGAAGCGTGAGTATCTGCATTAGTTGTTATAGCTTCTGTGCCGTAACCTAAAGCATTACCAATAAGTTCTAAGTTTGTGTTTGTTGTTGTTCCCCAAGTACCACTAGCATCACCAGTAGCCATCTCGTTAAGTCTTAGGTCATTTACGTATGTACTTGCCATTTTATTCTCCTATTTGATTATACCATATTTTTTATGTAATTGTTAAGCAACTTTTTTCCAATCTGGTGTTTGTGTTTTATTAACATCACTGTAATTAGGTGTTTGACTATCAGGAACAAGACCCCAAACATTTACTCTTGCAGCAGTTCCTGTAGCAAAAACACTTTCAACAACTATTAAACTTTTAGCTACAACAACAACTGTTCCTAATGTTGTTGTTCCCGCAAACCCAGTTACAGCAAGTATATTATTAGTAATTAAACTTATACTTCCTAATGTACTTGTTGCTGCATTTCCTGTTACAGCTACTGTTGCTCCCGCAGTAACTGATTCGTCTCCTAATGTTCCTGCTGAGGCAGAACCAGATACACCTGTTACTGCAGCACCTGCTGTTATAGCATTACCTAGTGCAGACGTTCCTGCGTTGCCTGAAGCGGAAATGTTAGCTTCAGCAACAACGGTTTCACTACCTAACGCAGATGTTCCTGCGTTGCCTGTAGCAGATATATTAGCCGTACCAGTAACAGTTTCGCTACCAACTGCTGATGTTGCACTTAAACCCGTTACTACTACTAAAGCTTTTGCTATTACAGTTTCAGAACCTAATGCTGAAGTTCCTACGTTACCTGTTACAGCTGTAACGGAAGAAGCTAATACAACTATAGAGCCTAATCCTGAAGTTCCTGCAAATCCTGTTTGAGATATATTTGCATCACAAACAACTGTTTCGGAGCCTAAACTTGTTGTACCTGCGTTTCCTGTTGCACTAACAGTAACGCTGACTGAGACAGGCTGACCCCAAGGACCAGCACCCCATGTAGAACGACCCCATCCCGCCATTTATTAAGCTATTCTAATAATAGCATTTGAAGCATCTGCTGCAGGAAATTGAATAGTAAAATCACCGTTAGTTGATGTTTTATCTCCTCCAAATGCTAAAATAGCGACAGCAGGGTCACCTGAAGCACTATCGTTAAATATCATTGCTCCATTAGCAGTTATAGTAGCAGAACTAAAAGTTAAATCTGCAAAATCAGTTAATGCAGTAGTGCCAGAAGTAGTTGGCGTAACATTAGTTAACGCACCACCTTTAGCAGTATAGTTAGTTCCACTCACTTCGTTACTTGTTGTATATGCAGTTGTACTAGCACCTAATGATGCAGAACTTGTATATAAAGCAAGATTAAATGTATTACCGCTTGTAGCAGTAAAATTGTGTGTAGCTGTCATTAATTCTTTTTTAAATGAAGTACACATTGCTTGGGTTATTGCCATTACAGCCTCCTTATTATTTCAGCCATATCTTTATGACCTTGTTTTTCTAATAAACCTGCTACTGTTGCTCTATCACTAGAAATAGCCTGTTTCATATATAACAAAACAACTGCTTGTATATTTTGTTTAAATGCGTCTGCCTGTGCTTTTACCATAGGGTCCGCATTATCACTAACAGCAATTAGTCGCTCCATTATTCTGTCTGTCCAATATTCTGGACTTAAACCTTTATTGTTTGTAGTTTGAACAGTTACCTGTCCCATTGTTGTTTCTACGTCTACACTAAACATTTGTTGCTCCCTGAGCCATTATTTTTATTTGGTCATGCCTAGCTTCGTCTCTTACGTCTTTATACTCACCTAGTAACTTCAACATAGCTAATGCTTCTTGATATTTTTGTTCGTATAACATGATTGTATCTGGAGACGATTTCATAAACACAGCTCCCTCTACTAAAGAACCATACAACATAGCATTAGGTGCGTTATCAGATAACCAACTTTGATTATTATCCCCAACAGTAGTTAAAGAATTCGGTCTATAGTTGTAGTGTAACTCTACCGAATAGTTCGCATTAGGGGTAGGAGCCATAATAAAAGTATCATTATCGAATAAAGCATAGTAAAGGGGTTTGCCTGTTGTTGCTGCTGCTGGTGTGTAATCTCTAATCCAAGTAACGTGTTTAAGTTGTAAATAACTGTAATTACTATCACTATCTATTAAAGCCAAACTAAAGGGGGACAAAAAGTCTGTGGGTTTTGAAAGATAAGTGTTTCCTAAAGTTACTTGTCCTTCAACATTTTTACGAAAAACAGGTAACTGAACAGCTTTTAAAATACGTTCTTCGGTTGTTTGTATAAAAGTATCTAATGTATTTACGAACGTAGTTTCAGTATTATCTAAATAATTTTGTATCGCTGTTTTTAATCCACTATATGTAAATCCTGCCATTATCCTATACTCACTGTTACGTTTCCTAAATCACTAGTTGCTCCTAGTCCATCAAAAACTGTTCCCACGGGGTCCGATTTAAAAGTCATACCACTTCCTGCGTTTGTAGTGATTATAACTCCTAATTGACTTTGGGGTAAAGGAACCTCTGGTCTAGGTTTCCATAAAACTTCAGCGTCTGCTGAAATATTAGGCGGGTCTAGTTGTGGATGTTTTGGTTCATAACACTCTTCGCAAGTTCTAAAATTTTCCCAATTACCTTTAGCTGATTTGTACGGATATCTAAAACCACAAGTATCGCAAATAAAATAAGCGTATTTACCTGAAGCGTATGCCATTAGATATACTCATGTTTAGGAACAATTCTTAAAGGAGAACGGTCTTCGTCGTATCTTATAGCATTCGCTAAATCTTGTTCATATTGTTGTTTTATTACAGGAAGTTTTTGCACGTTCTTTTTCAAACATAAATAATAAGCTAACCCAGAAACTAAACAAGGCATAAACCTAGTCGGTATATCTACGTCGTTTATTTGAGTAGAAGAATCTTCTATAGTCTTCCAAACATAGTAAACGAGTTTGTCCGTTGAGTTCTCGGGCGTTGGGTAAAGGTGAATAACAGGACTTTTTAATCTTTCTAACCAATATTCAGTTACTCTAGCTTTTGTTCCTTTATTAGGGATACTAATAAATTCATTACGGTCTATCCTGGACAAAGTAAAATCAGTAGTTACATTATTAACCGTTCTTTCGATATATGCGTCTAAAACATCTATGTCAAAAGAATTAATAGTGTATTCACTAGTTCCTTCAGTAAGCGTAAGTTCTACCTTAGAAACCTCCCACATTTGAATACCTCTGTTTGACCAATCGGCAAACATAATATTCATAGAACGTCTAGCTGTAACTGCGTCATAAGAAGTACGAGCTTCCAATCCTGCAAGCTCGTATGCTTCTTCTATTGCGGTCGCTACATCTAAATTAAATGCACGAGTTCCTGAGGTAGCCATATTAAGTGTAGTAAGCTACAAAAAAGTCGCAATTAGCTAATACGACATAGGCTCCTGTATTGAACTTAACTCCATCATTAGGTAAGTAATGGTCAAAAGATTCATTTGCTGCTGAACCAAATTTAAACTCTATTAAAAGTTTAGTTCCACTAGCACTAGTTCCATCATAGATTTTTATAGAACCGTCTGCAGCACTTGCTTGTGCTTGAACAGATTGAATTCTTATTGGACCTAAGTTGGTAGCAGTACCTGCACCAGTTCCTATGAACCCTTGTAGTTGCCCTGTAGCTGTTAAAGCTTTAGTTGCTTTTACATCGGATGAACTCATATTAAGCTCCTATTACGCGATTTGAGTATATTCAATAATAAATGTAAACGAACCTGCAGTTGTTGCGTCTACTGTATTAGTGATATTACAGTAAATAGTTCTTGCGGTATCTGTATATTGAACAGAAGCTGGAGCTGTTGTTCCATCTTGAGTTTGTAAAACTAAACTAGTTACAGTCACATTATGAGCAACAACAGTTGTACCGCCATCTAGTATTTCATCAGTCTGAGCTGCAACAATTTGTGCACCTGAAGAAGATGTACCTACTTCGTAACCAATATCACCTGTTCCAATAACAGGAGAAGTATCACAAAATATTTTTATATCAGTAATGATTGTGTTTGCTGGTTGTGTAAATTCACCTATAGTGGGTGAATCTCCTGCTGTAGTATTTACTGTTACACCAGTTGCAAAACCTACATGTTTTACATACTTATTAGTAACAATACCTGTAGATGCAATATTTACAACATCAGTTTCTGCACCTGTGCTACTATTAACTGATATTACTTTAAAACCATTCTCAGACCTGACTGGTCCGTTAAATGTCGAATTTGCCATAATTTCCTCCTACGGAAATAAGTTTTATCATCTCGGCTTGTCTGCTAGGTCAGTTGATAAAACAAATTAATAAATCCTAGTCCCTCGATTGTATATCATTCACCCACAAAAGAAAAGGGACTCGAAAGTCCCTTTAATTTTTTCACGTAAGTGAGTTATGCTCCAGGTGAACCAAAGATTCCTCTCCAGTCACTAAAACCAAAGCTGTAACGTTCTCTAGCTTTGTATCTTACATTACCAGTTTCGAAGTCGCCTTCCATACTAGTTGATACAGGAGTTCTAACGAAATGTTTTAATCCGTTAGGTACGTCAGTTTTGATAAAGAAAGCATCAGTATCTGTTAGATAATGATTTACAACATAACCGTCAGAAATCATTCCCATGTTTCTGATTGCATTGATGTCATTATCTGAAGTACCGACTCTTCCAGGACTATCCATAAGTCTATCTGCTACGAATTGTAACGCAGGCGGAATAATTAATTTTTTCGCCTGTGCATTAACTTTAAGGTTTCTTTCGTCTCTAAAGTCAGAGATATCAATTAACGCTTGTTCGAGAGAAGTCTCATTTAAGTCAGATGCAACAGTTAACTCATTTTTCAAGTCTACGTTAGCAACAGTAGGATGGTCTGTAGCACAAAGCTCTTTTCCATCACCACCAACAAATGAAGAACTAAACGCATTGTTTAATACGTTAGCTGCTTTTACTTGCTTAGTTGTTTGCATAGACCTTGCTAACGCTCTTGTGTATCTTGAAGAGAGAGTATCGTAGAGGTTATCTTCGATAGCTTCTTCTGTCAACGCAAATGCTAACGCTACAGTCTCGTGTGTATAACGCGAACTAAAAGATTCTTGAGCTGTATCATAAATGACCGCTGCTCCTTCTCCTTTAGTTGGTGCTTCACCAAACCCACTTAACATTACTTCTTCCTCAAACGCTCTTTCAGAACTTTCGGTATCGAAGATGTCTTCGTGTTCATTATTATATCTTTCATACTCTAATCCAAAGAGAGCATGAAGTCCAGGTACTAGTTCTTTGACTAGTTGGGCTCTATTAATTGCCATTATTTATTCTCCTTAGATTATACAGCAAACGTGTTAGTAGGGAATGTAAACAATCCTCTCGCATAAGCACCTATTGAGTTGCTTGGTTGCGAAGAAAATCCTACACATAACGCTACACCGCTTGATGTTGTTGCAGTCACACCTTCTTTTGACCTACCATTGACAGTGCTGCCAGCAGTAGTTGAGAGAGTGTATTTGTTACCGATAAAACTTACGGCAGGAGTTCCTGCTGTAAATTGAGCTTCGTAAACAATTCCAGGGTCATTGTAAACGAGAGCTTCTGCATCGGCACCACCTAGTGTCGCAGTGTCAGCAGTCCAAACTTTCGAGAAAGTTGGAGTACCGTCAGTTGCGGTAAAAAATACTCCGTAAAACACACCTACAGGTGTACCAGTCGCCGTACCTTGAATGACATATCCGCTAGATAAATTAACCACATCACCTGAAAAGATTGATGCGTTAGTTGCACTTGCGATTCTCATTTTAGCAGGACGAATAATACCACCGTACATATGATACGCGGGAGTAAAACCATCAGGTTTATTTGTATTAGCCATGATAATCTCCTTTGCTTATATACATAGTTATTATTAAGTTCCTTTATCGGTAGGTTTACTACCGAATGCGACTTTAGAAGACCTTTGGATATCACTATCTTTTATAGGCATTCTTGGGTCGCTTTCTCGCATTAAGTTTTGGTCTACACCGTCCATAGCAGTTTTTGCTTGGTTTGAAAAATAAGCTGTACGCTCATCTGCGGTTTCAACAGGTACTTTAGCAAGAATTAAACCTCCAACCCCAATTACTCCTTTATTACTTCCACTATCTACAGTTGGAGCTTCAAAATCAGGATAGTCTTCTGCTCTCACAGGTTCATATCCTTCTCTAATACGTTTTGACATATTAGATTTATCATCTACTCCTCTGGTAGCTTCTCTAATCCACCTGAATTGATATCCAGGAGGAGCGTCTGGTGCGTCTAACATTGACGGGGGTTTCCAAGGCGTTCTGCGAGTTTGAGAGTCTCGTGTCTCTGCGGACCTAGAGTTTCTATCCGTTGCGACTTCTGTTGTTGTGTTCTCATCTGTCATTTTTATACTCCTTCGATATGCTTGGCATATTCTTCTAGCGGCACGTTTAGTCTTTTAGCTATTGCTACTTGACTTGGTGACAACTTTATTTTGCGTGATGATTTTTTACCACTAGCACCTCTGCTACTGGCAGCAACCTGTTGCACGGGGGCAGATTGCTCTTCTGAAAACTTGTGAGGAAAATTATCTTGCATACGTTTATCAACTTCAGCATAATAATCGTCAGAAGAAGGATTATACCCACTTTCAACGAGTTCTTTATGTATTCCAAATGCTGCAAACGTCATTGCTTGGTCATCTCCGAACCATTTATTTTTCTCAGCCCATTCCTCAGCTTTAGGGTCAGGTCCTTTAGCCTGAGGTTGTAATGTAGGTTGGTAGTCTTCTACGGGGACTTCTTCAGCGTTATTCTTTTCTCTAACTTGCTGTTGTGCTGATAATCTTTTAAGATTTTGTGATTCAGCACTTGCCCTAGAAAGTTTTTCTGTTGCTTCCGCAATAGCTTCACCGTCACCTGCATCTTGAGCCTCTTTTAATAAAATTTTGGCTCCTGCTATTTCTGATTGTACCCTATTGTCGTACTCTTTGAAAAGGGAAGAATCAGAATTCTTTAATTTTTCTTTTAACTGAGTATTACTTTGATTAATGTTTTGAGCATAATTAACAGCTTCATCTCGCTGTCTTTCTGCTTCTCGCATTTTATAAGTTAGTTTATCAATACGTTTTTGTACTGAATCACTAATTTCGTCTAACTCGTCTTTTGGTTGAGTTGTTTCTACAGCTTGTTCTTCGACTAATTCAGTTTTAATTGAATCATCAACATCTGCTTCTCGTATATCTACCTCCCCTTCGGGAAGTTCTAATTCTATTTTTTCTGCTTCATTATTTTGCATGAGTCCTCCTCAAGATTGTTATGATAAAATTGCTTCTGGGTCATCAATACAGGCTAAGATTTCGTCATCGTTTAAAAGACGCATGTCGCCACCTTCTATTTGAAAACGAGCTCCAGCATATCTGCCAAAGATTACCCAATCACCTTCTTTACACCAAGCTCCCTCAGGGAACTTATGTGGGTCACTATACGCGTCTGGTCCTAAAGACACTACATAACCAACAACAGTTGCTAATCTTTCTTTATCAACAGTTGCTTTAGCTAAATGTATGCCACCTTTAGTTATACTCGATTGTGTAAAAGGTAATATTAAAATTCGATACCCCGTTGGACGTGGTAGCGATTCCGCATGAGAGTCTAAGTTTTCTGGAGTAATAACGGGTTCCGAACTTACGTCAGGAGCGTTGTTACTTCCAAAATCTCTTAATACCCTATCTGGAACAGTTTTTGTTTCGACTTTATTAGTCATTTGCATCCTCCATATTAGAATGTAAAGTTTGAATTTCCTGTTCAGAAAAACTCAAACCTGCTATTTCACCGACTATCCTTTGGTATTGTTCAAAATTCTCAACACTTCCAGAAGCCAATGTTTGCATGAGAGCTTCTTTTCTCTCACGATATTTACGGAGCAAATGCTCCGTAGCTAAGATATAATCCATTTATTTAATATAGTTATACCAAAGAAGTCCTTTAGTTTGCCCGTAAGCAGCCTTCATTTTAGACTCTTTACCAACAACCTTGCCTTTTGCATCCGTATTTACTTCGCCTTCTTTAACAGACTCTGTTCTAGTGCTATCAACCATTACTGGTTCACTAGGAGCAGCTCTATTAACCTTCTTAGAAGGGGACGGATAATCTTTATTTCTATGCATTATTTTTCTCCGTTTTTATTTCTACTGTCCCGAACTGTTTTAACTAGTTCAGTAAAGTTCTTATCGGCATCGGCTTTAGACCTTTGCTCTAATTCTTGTAACTTAATAGCTGCTTTAGTATCTTCATCTTTTGCATCAGCCTCTATTTTTTCACGTTTAATTTGTGCATCTAGTTCTGTTTTCATTATAGAAAGTTGTGCGTCTCTTGCGTCGTCTTCTGCTTTTTGCATCAACTGTTCTTTTTCTAATTGTAATTGTTGTTGGAACATTTCCATTTGTGGGTTTTGTTGTGCTGCGGCTTGTGCTTGTGCCATAGCTTGTGCTTGACCTGTAACTTGTTGTGTAGCTTGTGCTGCCATTACAGCTATTTGGTTCATAACTTCTGGAGGCATCTGTCCCTCTTGCATAGGTGGTAATGGTTGACCCATTGCTTGTTCTATTTGAATCTTATACAGCATCGCTTGGTGTTCTTGTATATTAGCCCCTATTGCCTGAGTTGCTATAGGGTTTTGTTGAATCATAGGGTTTTGTAAAAACGCACTATGACTAGCTATATATGCTTCATGGTTTTGAAACTCATATGCTTTAATAGGATTACCTGTCATCGCTGATTGTTGTTCGCTTATTGGGTCTCTTGGCGGTACTTCTTCTTCTGGTGGTAATAAAGCATCAATATCTTTAATATTTAAAGCTAAATACATTTTTCTGTAAGATTCACGTAAATCATGTAATTCAGGTGCTGCTTGTGCCATTTGTAGCTGTGTTTGAGCTAATGTTATTCTTTGCGTCATACTAAAGATATTCGGGTCGCTTACAGGTATAACGTCTACAGAATTATCGAAATCCTGTTTAAATACGTTTTCTGAAGCACCTTGTACTTGATAAGGGTATTCTGGTGGTAAAAACTCACCAAATACTCTTTTTAATATTTTAAACTCAGTTCTTTGTGCGTAATGTAATCTTTTATGGATTGCGGACATAACTCTTTGTCCTTTTTCCATAAGTGCTACTGTTGTTCCTACAGGAGCTTCAGAGTTACCATCACCTGTTGGATTTTCTACAGTAGCCGCAAATCTTTTACCAGAATCAACTAAAGCTCCTAATAACGTAGTTAAAGTGCCGCTTGGTTCTTTATAAGGTAGCGGAAGGAAAGCATCTTGCAATCTTCCACCTGGAGCGTCTACATCACGCCATTCTCCAGGTTGTAGGGGGTCATCATGACGCTGAATGTTTAATCCTCGTGATTTAAAACCTGCTGGAAGGTTAGAAAGCGTTCCTGCGTCTATTAATTGACGCAAAATAGCTGTAACTGACTTAGTTAAGCCCCCCATCATGTGAATTAAGCCAAAACCGTAGAAGCCTAGTCCTGGAAGGAACTTATAATGCGTAAAATGCTCAATTTTCCTTTTCATAGGGTCTTTTTCGTTATAATTTGGTCTAATTGCAAGAATTTCGTTGTTATCTTTGCAAACAGTCACAATATAAGGTAATCCTACGCCTGTTTCTTCTCCATTTTTATCTGTATCTTCATATCCTTCGATATCTAGGTCAACATGCATCTCTAAAAGCGTATATTCTTCGTCGGATATAGTTCTACTTAACCCTTGTAGTTCTTCTATCTTATCATCAACGTCTGTTGACTCTAAACCTGCTCCTGGAGGCATCATTTCTATGTCTCTATAGAAACCAGATAGCTGTAATTTACGTAATTCGTTTTCGTTCATGTGAATTACGTGTGTAATTCTAGGGGAAGTTAGTAAATCTACTGCGTAATATGGGACAACTAAGTCTTCAGACTTAACAAAACGTGCTACCGCCCGCCCAACGGCAGGGTCATAATAAACTTTTTTAAATGCTGAACCTGATAAAGGTAAATAAAACAATAATTGGTCCATTTCAGGGTCGTACTCTTCCATTTTGTACGTAATCTGATAATTCATAAAGTTTTTAACCCTGTTTGCTTTTTCCATTTTAGCGTTATCGGTCATTCCTAAAACTTCTGTATCAACAGGTCCGCCTGCTGGTAACATTTCTTTGTATGCTTGTGCTTGGAATTGGGTTACGGCTTCTGCAAGTATCGGATGATGTACTCCTGAAGCTCCAACAAAAGGTTGCGACCTAGAATCAGAATTTATTCCTAATAAATCTAGTCCTTCTGTGTAAGTTTGAAACCAGTCGTTTCTAGAATCTAAATCATCTTCGAAATTACCGACTAGTTCATTAGCTATTGTGTTTAATTCACGTTCATCTAAAGTTTCTGCTATATTTTCTCCGAACTTAGAAACAGATTCAGATTCCATTTCACTACCGCGAACAATAGAACCGTCAGGTTGAACGAAAAGTTCTGTTTCTTCTTCCTCCTGTGGCAGTATTTCTAACTCAATACTTTCCTCAGTCATAGGAACAGCAGATAACGGTTGTTTTTCAATAGCCATAAGTGAACATCATAGTATGATTTTAGTTAATAATAAACCCTTTCGCCCCCGTAATAATTTTCGTCTTCAAAATAATCGGTTGTTAATTGTAAAAAGCCGCCTTCCCTGAACCTAGATAGTGCTAAAGTTGTAGCATCAACAAGGTCATCGTTTTCTCCTGCAGGAAAATCAGAAACTTCTTCCATAAGTTCTTCGCCAAATCTATTATCAGGAACCCAAACCCTCCCGTCTTGAAAAATAGGGGATACAGAATTTAATCTTGCTATTTTATCTTGACCTTTTCCTGGACTAAAAGTGTTTACAGGGATACCTACTCTACGTAATTCTTGTACTAACGGAATACCACTAGCTTTAGCTTCTATAATTACTGTATCTGGTTCCCAATATTCATATAAACGTAACGCTTCTTGTTTTAATTCAGGAAAATCAAAACGTTCTTTTATACAGTCTATTAATATTAAATGTGCTTCGTCTCCTGCGTATAACTCATCACCAATTTTTCCTTCAGGATACCAAACGCCCCACGTAGTTATAGCAGTAAAGTCAGCTCTTTCTGATTTTAAAAACGCTGTATCGTAACTTTGTATTAAATAATCGCATTTAGGTGGTTTAGTTTCTTCCCAAACATTAAACCAATCTTTAGGTATAATCGAAATACCTTCACCTGTTGGTCGTTGCATATATTGTGCCGCCCATTTAGACGGGCTAACTGAAGCTTTAATACTTTCTAATTCTTCTAATTTCCAATAATTATCCCAAAGAGGATTACCGCTTGGTAATATTGCAGGGAACTCTATTATTTCCCATTGGTCAGCTCCTTCGTCTTGTGCCATTTTCTTAGTTAATCTACCTGTTAAATCTTTTTTATTCCAACGGGTCATAACTATAACGATTGCACCTCCAGGCTGTAACCTTTGACGAGGACCTGACATAAACCATTCGTAAGCTTCATCCATCGCTTTATCGGACATAGCGTCTTGTTCAGAATGCGGGTCATCAATAATAAATAAATCTGCACCTCTACCCGCTAACGCACCACCAATACCTGCCGCGTAATATTCACCGCCTTTATTCGTTAACCATTTACCAGCAGAACGGCTATCTGCTTTTAGTTCTGTATCAGGAAATAATTCTTTATATTCTTCTCCGTCAATTAAATCCCTAACTTTTCTACCAAAGTTAACTGCAAGGTCGGCGGTGTGGGTTGCTTCTATAATTTTTAATTTAGGGTTTTTACCTAAAAGATAAGCAGGAAATAAATGAGACGCAAATTCAGATTTAGTATGTCTAGGCGGCATATTAATAATTAAACGTTTTAATTTACCACTAGCAATATCATCAAAAGCTTTTGCCATTTTTACATGGTGGTCGCCGTTGATAAATTCTTTCCAAATAGATTTAACAAAATCCATAAAGGTGCTTGTAGCTTTTTCTTGAAACTCACGTTTACTTAATTCTTCTAAAAGAATTGTAAATTCTTTCGCTTCAGATTTTCCTAAATGTGAAAGGTCTATATTTTTTAAAGCGTTTAACTTATCTTTTTTATTCACTTAATAATTGTCTTATAAAATCATCTAAATCTTTATAATCTATTTCATTTATTATTTCTAAATTATTTGGGTCTAACGATAACATAGTGCTTCCTTCTCCTTTCATTCCTCTAGGAGGAAAACGTAAAGAGTCGTAACCTTCTCTTGTAAAAATATCAGCTACTTCTTTTGAAAGTCCTGAAGGTGTTTTATTTATACTTCCTGGACCGCCTCGTAACATAGTGTCTAATTGGAAATCTATTTTATTATTTTTCATTAAATCACCAATACCTCCGCTTAAATCTCGACTAGGACGTCCTCTAACCATTTGTAAATCTTCTAATTTTTTAAGGAAATCGTTAGGAATATTGTCGATATCTAATGGGTTTTTTAAATTAGGTTTTAAAACATAACCTGAACCTCCTTCTGAATAAATTTTGAATCTAGGGTCTTTAGGGTCTACTAAAGAATAAATACCTCCTGATGAACCTTGTCCTGTTGGAAGTTCTAAGTTTTTTATGTTTTTAGTTTTACTGCCATGAAATAAACGCGTAAGCTCTGGGTATTGTCCTGAAAATGCGTCTTGTATTAATGTTGGGTCTATTTCAGTGCTATATCTTAAATCAGGACCTGTTGCTAGTTTTAATTCTTTTAATTTTTTAGGGTCATTCATGTACTTTGCATAACTGTCTGAGTACGTGTAACGCATAGGTAATTTTTCACCTGTGAACTGAATACTTCCTGGTTTGTTAAAATTAGGGTTTGAACCTCGTGTTGTGTATTCTCCACGTAAAAACGCTTTATCAAAATCTAAAGCTTCGTCATCGAGACTTCTTCGGTCGTATAAAACAGGGGGTATTTCTGTTGGACCTTTTCTTGATTTTATGTAATCGGCTTGCATATCTCGCAGCATATCTTTA